GGACGCGGCTCATGTCCGCAACGCCTGACGCAGCATCCATGCAGCGGTGTTTTGCTCACGCATGGACATGGGCGGCTCACCGCTGTTGCGTGCGTGATATTCCGCCTCTGCAATGTCCGATGCTTCGTCAGCGGTAGGCTCACGCCAGCCAGTGCCGTTGCAAGCATCGCAGTCGATGATTTGCCCGCTGGTGGGGTCGGCGTTGTTCCAGATGATGCCTTCGCCTTCGCAGTCGGCGCATTCAATTTCGTGAGCGTAGGTCATGCGTCATCCCCTGCTAGTGCTAGGTCGCGCTCGGTGGGTTCGTCCTGCCAGCCCTCGCCATACTTGGCGCACATAGCGGCTTCCCACTCAGCATTTGTAGCTGTGCGGATGAAGTCGGCGTCCATCACTTCGATAGGCCAGACTGATATTTTGCGGGGCGCGTTCATGCGGATTGCTCCACAAGGTCGGCGTCATCGGTTGAGTGCCAAGCGCCCGTTTCATCTTGAAAGCTATCATCGTCAATGCCAGTTACGGTCACTTCGACGCCGCTAATGACTAGCAGCACACGATCCCCGACGTTCATGCCGCCACCGCCAGCGCATTGTCATACGCAACAAAGGCATCGTATGCCGTGGCACGTTCTGCATGGCTCATTACAGTGCGGTTCTGGACGGAATAGGCCAGCGCAAGGCTGCGATGTAAGGCTTCAACCTGATCCTGTGCAGGATAGTCTAAGCGCCAGTCGATGAAGTTGGGGCATGGTGTGCCATCGGCGCGCAACGTGCGGGTTAATTTCGCTTCGATTGCGCCGATATAATCTTGGTTCGCAAGGCACTGCACTTTTGCAGCGCGGCTGCGGGCGTTGTGTTCGCCGGGGGTCAATGTGTTTGTCATCGTATGTCTCCAGTGTCTCTGGAAACTGTTTAGATTAGCTAAACGGGCATTGCAACACTTTTGTTTAGATAAACGAAACTTTTATTTTCGGGCGCAGAAAATCCGCCACAATCTGTCACGAATCAATTTGTGCTTATTCGTCTATCCACTGGCTTTGATAGCGGCTGCGATACCAGATCAGGACAGCCATTGCCGCGAAAGTGCTAAGTAGAGCGCCAATCGCGGCGTCCATAGGTTGGAAGGTAAAGAACTGTCCTATCGCCGTTATAATCCAGGCTGTGCCCACGACGAACCACGCCCGTTTTGTTGGTTCATAATTTCTAAACGCCAGACGCTCAACGATTGCAGACAATATTAAAAATACAAATACCCCGAAAAACATAATTCCCCCTAACCGTTTGTGCCGTCTCTTAAATTGTCATCATCGACAGCGTGGGCAATCTCAACCGCAGTCGATTGCAGGCGTCTTAGCGCCATTGCGTCGGTTGGATGCATTAAAATTTCGTGTGGCTTTAAGTGGAGGTATGCAGCCAGCTCGTTTATGGCGTCTCGATTGTATTGTTGGTCACCTCGTATCATTAAGCTGATCTTAGCCTTGTTCCAATCCAGATCGCGAACAATGTCCGCCTGCTTTTTGCCGAGCGTCTTGAGCCACTCTTTTAGATACCAGTCATGGGCGGGTGCGTTCATGCCCAATAGATACCACGGCCAATTTTTTGCGTCGTTTTGAATTTCTAAACTTTTGTGTTGCGTGTTTAGTTTAGACTGTCTAAACGGGACAAATGACACTGAACGATTATCTCGGTAAGCCAGCATCGCCATCCCTCACTGAATTAAGTGAACGCCTTGGCATATCCAAGGGGCGGTTATCGCAGCTTCGCAACTCTACCGATTGGCCCCCTGAATTGGCAATGCTGGCAGAGGAACGCACGGAAGGCGCGCTCGACGCGTCGGCGCTCTCACCAACGATTGCCAAAGCGAGGTTGTCAGCATGATCGGCAAAAATGGCCCTGAATTGTTTAACAAGGAAGCGCGCACCGACATCAACGAAGCGTTTATCAAGGCGATGCGCGAGTTTAGCCGTTTTGAGCGCGAGTATAGATTTCCGCGAGCAAGGGCAAAAAGACTTCTCCAAGCCTGCTGGAAATTTCTGTCGGCACATTTGAAACGCCATCTGGCCCGTTTTCGAGGATTCCTGTGATGGATACTTCGATTGCTTGCACATCGCTTTTGCGAAGCGCGCCTCTCGAAACGAGCCGGTCAACCATAACAAACATGGCGTTGAACGCTGCGTATGCAACCAAATCTGTGTGCGAATATGCCAAATCGAATCTCCCAAAAGGGAGTTTTTAACATGACAGTCTCCTCCGCAACAGGCCAGAGAGAACGCCCGTTGCCAACTAACGGGCGCGGTAGCGATGCTGCGTCCGCCTTTATTCCTCGCGTCGCGCTTGGAGCGGCTAGTGCAGGGGGAAATTGCACTAGCCGCATAGTTATGGCTGGCATCGGCAAAGGGGGGCTTTTGCCGTTCATTTTTCTGCCGTTCCATAGCGGTGATTTATGACTGAACATGTTGCAAAAGTCTTGCACGTAAACGCAGCGGAGGAGACAGCACGCTATCGCAACGCGGTCGCGAACATCCTGATCGATATACAGCGCGAATATAACACAACGCTGCACGAAATAGCCGAAGCCATCGGCGTATCGCTTGGCACTATGTCCAACGCGGCAAACAAAAAGGCTGATCTCTCGCCTACTTACCTGACGCGACTAGGCCAAGCGTTTGGGACACATATCCTTGACCCTTGGGCAGCCACTACAGGCGGGCGGATGGTGCCGCTAGAGCCGGAAGGCAGCGATCCCATGCCAGCTTTGGCCGCGCTACTTTACGCAATGTGCAGAGCCAAAGAGTTTGGGTCCGAACGTGACCACCGCGTCAAATTGGCGATGGTCCCTGATCTCCGCGCTGCACAAGCCGCAATCACTAATCTCTTAATCGAAGCCGAGCGCATAGCCGCATAACCTAAGCACTGGAGATACCATGAACATATTTTCAAAGTTTACGCGCAAGCCTGCTGACGACGAACAAGATTGCCGCATATTGATGCTGCAAATCTCGGAGCAGGAAAACAGGCGGCTACGATGGGCGCTTGAAGCGATATGGGATCAAGGCTCTGAAAGTAAATCAGGCACAGCAAAAGCAATGGCGCGCAAGGCATGGGGTGCGTTGTCGTGATAGCGCGGCTCAAGCAATCGGTGGCACTGCGCAAGCGTAAACAAGTGCGCCTTGTTGAACAGGAACGCGCCCGCCGTGCATATTGGGCAAAGCAGCGCAAGCGTTGGGCTAAAGACCCGTTGCGCGGTGTGGCATGAGGGTGCTCATTGCTTGCGAATATTCCGCAACCGTCCGTGATGCATTCCGCGACTTGGGCCATGATGCATGGTCATGCGACATTCTACCGACCGAAGGCGACCCTGCATGGCATATCCAGGGTGATGCAATAGAGGTAGCTTATGCTGGCGGGTGGGATTTAATGATTGCCCATCCTCCATGCACTCACTTATCAGTTAGCGGCGCACGACACTTCGCTGCCAAGCAAGCAAGTGGCGTCCAGCAAGTGGCGCTAGCGTTCGTCCAGCTACTGCTTGACGCGCCAATCCCGATAATCGCTCTTGAAAACCCGATAAGCATAATCTCGTCCCGCATTCGCAAGCCCGACCAGATCATCCAGCCTTGGCAGTTTGGGCACGGCGAAACCAAGGCGACTTGTCTGTGGCTCAAGGGCCTACCCCAACTCACGCCAACCAACATTGTCGAAGGGCGCGAGGCCCGCGTTCACCGGATGCCGCCAGGCCCAAATCGCTGGAAAGAACGCAGCCGCACATTCCAGGGCATAGCGGACGCATTCGCAAGTCAATGGGGTGGCAACATTCGCATGGGGCAAGCAGCATGACAGCCCTCTATACCATTGCTGCAATAGCGTTGTGGACGACCTTTTCCGTTATCGTGGGGCTAATCGTTGCCCGCCTTATCCGGTGGGGTGGAATGTGATGCCGGGACTAAGCCGAAGCATCGCAGAAAGCCGCGCCGCAGAAAAGCGCCGCGAGAGAACACAGGCCGATTTGCGCGAGCAGCAGATGGTCTATCGCATCCGCATGTTGCCGGAGCAAATTGAGCGCGCCCGCAACCGTGTCGCCATGCTTGAAAAAGAAGCTGCCGAACTTGGTATGAGGGACTTGCTGGCATGATAATCGAACTGCCTTGGCCCCCGTCAAAGCTATCCCGCAACGGCTCACAAGGTGATTACAACGGAAAGGCACGTTCGGCGCGTCTGTATCGTTCCGATTGCCTTCTTGTGGCGCTGTCACAGTGCAAAGGATGGAACGGCGCACCTGATGGCTCGATCATGCTTGATATGCGCTATCACGGCCCTGATAAGCGGCGGCGCGACCTAGATAATCTGCTGGCGATGACAAAGCAGGGCGTTGACGCAATCGCTGAAGTTCTCGGCGTTGACGATGCGCGCTTTGAATACACTTTGCGCCGTGGTGATGTTGTTAAACACGGCCTTGTGGTGGTGACAATATGAGCGCCCTTATTCCACAGAATATATGCGCAAAACCTCTGCAATTGTTTGCATTAGTTCACAATTTGCCGTATGCAAAAAAACGGCCCGCCAATGCGCTTGCAACGCACGACGGGCCTAACATCAACTGCTTACTAGGAGCAAGTCAATGCCTTTGATTCCATCTACAGCCATAAGTGTATTTATGCAAGGCGGTGCTTTATGAGCCGCGATGCAACCGTGTGGATGCCGATTTATATTGGCGACTGGTATACGGAAACCAGCACTTTCGATATTATTGAGCGCGGCGCGTATATCGCGTTGCTTGTCCACCTTTGGAAAGAGGGCGGGCAGATACGCAAATGCGAAAAGACCATTGCGAAGGTTGTCGGACTAACAGTTAAAAAATGGAAGGTTATTGAGCCAACTGTTTTAAGTAAATTTGAACACGACGATTTTAAGCTATCGCATAACGTAATTTTAAATGAACTTGATCGGGCGCGTAAAAACAAAGAGCAAAAACGGGCGGCGGGTATTGCATCTTCGCAGGCACGAAAAGCAACGGGCGTTGAACGGACGTTGAACGGACGTGCAACCCACGCGGGTAGTGGTGAAGGTGAAGGTTCCCTATCCAGTGTATTAGATACAGGTATTACCTTAGCAAGCACCGATAAACCGTTTCGAGTTGTCGAAGGCGGTGGCAAATGAAAAACATTCGCCCATATCAGGAAGCGGCAATCACATCGCTTCGCAATTCACTGGCTAGGGGAAACAAGCGCCCACTGTTGCAATTGTCAACTGGCGCTGGAAAGACGTTCGTTGCAGCCAACATCATTCGCATGGCTAGGGAAAAGCGGAAAACAGTTTGCTTTTGCGTTCCAGCGATTTCGTTGATCGACCAGACCGTGCAGGAATTCTTCGCAGAGGGCATAGAGGACATTGGCGTAATTCAGGCCAGCCATCCGATGTGTGATTATTCCAAGCCCGTTCAAGTCGCCAGCATTCAAACGCTACAGGCGCGGGGCGTTCCTCTAGTCGATTTTGTGATTGTCGACGAGGCGCACAAAATGTTCAACGTGATCGGCAAGTGGATGGCGGACGAACCCGCAACGCCGTTTATCGGATTGTCCGCAACGCCGTGGGCGAAGGGCTTGGGCAAACTATACGATGATTTGATTGTTGGCTGCACCATGCGCCAGCTAATCGACGAGGGGTATTTATCCGATTACCGAGTATTTGCTCCAGCGCATCCCGATTTGTCCGGCGTCAAAATGACAGCGGGGGATTATAACCAGCGCGACTTAGGCGATGTGATGAACGATAGCCGCTTGGTTGCGGATGTTGTTTCGACATGGCGCAAGCTAGGCGAGGGAAGGCCAACGCTTTGCTTTGCGGTTGATTGCGCTCACGCCAAGGCATTGCAAGACCAGTTTGAAGCCAATGGGGTCGGCGCTGGCTACATCGATGCACATACGGATTTGATTGAGCGCAAGCACATCGAGGGCAGACTAAAGCGCGGTGAAATATCGGTGGTTTGCAATGTCGGATGCCTGACAACGGGCGTTGATTGGGATGTGCGTTGCATTATCCTAGCTAGGCCAACACGCTCTGAAATGCTTTTCGTCCAGATGATCGGACGTGGTTTGCGGACAGCGGACGGCAAGACGGATTGCCTGATTTTAGACCATTCCGACAATCACACGCGGCTAGGCTTTGCCAGTAACATTCGGCACGACAGCTTGTGCGATGGGACAAGCCAGAAACGCGCAACGCCAGAAAAAAAAGAGCCGTTGCCCAAGGAATGCGGCAAGTGTTCTTTCCTGAAAGCGCCAAAGGTTCACGAATGTCCGGCTTGTGGGTTTAAGCCCGAAAAGATCAGCGCCGTCGAGTTTGAGGACGGGGAACTTATTGAGGTTAAGAAAAAGCCAAAGGCAGTCGATAAGCAGCGATTTTATTATGAGTTGCTAGGTTATGCCAAGGAGCTCGGCAAGACTGAAAAATATGCTCTGGCGATGTTCCGTAACAGGTTTAACGAATGGCCTTACAAGAAAAGCGCGGCGCATCCTCTGCCGCCGTCACCTGAAACCCTTAGCTATATTCGCAGTCGCAACATCGCTTTCGCAAAGTCGAGGGCAGCATGAAAACGGCGGACGCAGCGCGGGGCAAATGGCGCGGGATATTGTTACAGATCGGCATTGAGGAAAGGTTTTTGCGCGACAAGCACGGCCCTTGCCCGATGTGCGGTGGCCTTGATCGATATCGTTGGGATAACAAGGGAGGCACTGGTTCTTATATTTGCGGACAATGCGGGGCTGGTAACGGCTTTGACCTTGCCATGAATGTTTTGAATATGGGTTTTGTCGAGGTTGCCAAGCTGGTTGACGGGATAGTGGGCAACGTGAAGGCGGAACCTATCCGCAAGCCGATGGACGATGCCAAGCGGGTTGAATTGCTAAATACGCTATGGGCGCAATCCAAGTTGCTGGTGCGGACAGACTTGGTTTGCCGTTACCTTTCGGCGCGGGGGATAGTCCTAACGGAACGGCTTGAGGCTTTGCGTTTCCACCCGCGTTGCCGTGCGCCTGACGGTTCCGAGCATCCCGCAATGTTGGCTATGGTAACAAATTCAGACGGAACTCCCGTAACTATTCACCGCACGTTCTTGGGCGATGGGTGTAAGGCTAACATGGCAAGCCCACGGGCTTTGATGCCGGGAGAGATACCAGACGGCGCAGCAATTCAGCTAAGTGCGCCGTTCGAGAAAATGGGCATTGCGGAGGGCATTGAGACAGCCCTTGCCGCTAGTCTCAAGTTTGGCATTCCCGTTTGGGCTGCGATTAATTCCACGATGATGAAAAAATGGGAGCCGCCAGTGATCGCCCGCGAGATCGTGGTGTTCGGTGACAACGATCCGAAGTTTGGTGGTGCTGCCGCTGCTTACACTTTGGCGCACAAACTGGCGGTTAAGGGCTGCGCGGTCACAGTTGAAATACCACAAAAACGAGGGAGCGATTGGGCAGATGAAATTGCAGCGTAACGCCACCGAATTTCTGTGCGACATCATCCGATACAAGCATGGCAGCTAACGACCTCATGTGCGACCTGGCGCGGTATCACATGGGCGGCTTATCAATGGACGATATACGCAAGCACTGGGCAAAGGGA